AAGTACATTCCCAACAAGAGAAAGCTGATGGAAGAGGTCAAGAAAGACTACGAACAGCAGCAGATGATGGAACAGATGCAGGCAGGCATAACGCCGGATATGATGGGCGGTGCGCCTCAGGGGATGCCTCCTCAGATGGCACCCGGCATGGCTCCGGTTGATCTTCAGCAGGAACCCATCGAAAGCAACTCTTTCCGTATGAAAGACGGACAGGACAACAGAGGAGGAGACAATCCTCAGTTACAGGAGACTTATGCAAAGTCAAAGGAGTTTTACCAGTGAAATGCCCGGCATGTTTCAGTGAAATGACACGGATTAACGCCGGTGGTGATCACTACTACTGGCAGTGCGAAAAATGCGGTCAGACGATGGGAAGACCAGAACCGCAGACCATCGAAGAAATACTCGATGACATAACGAAGGAAGAAGCCAAATAGGCTTTTTTCATATGCGCCAACCATAGCGCAAAAGGAGAAGAATGGACGAATTGACAAACCAGTCAGACGACCTCGAACTCGATCTGGGTTTAGGCTCAGATGAACCCGAAGAAGCTCCCGAAGAAACTGAAGAGACCGAAGTCTCTGAGGCTGAGGAAGCTCCGGAGGAGACGCCCGATACTTTTGAACTGGGAATCCGGTACAACGGTCAGGACATGAAGCTCTCACGTGACGAAGCTACCACACTCGCACAGAAGGGCATGAATTACGACAAGGTGTACCAACAGCTGCAGGATCTCCGCAATGACCCGATCAGGAAGGTCTTTGAGGAACAGGCAGCCGAAGCAGGACTCACGCTTCAGGAGTACGCACAGAGAATGCAGGACTTTCGCCAGCAGGTGTCCATTCGTAACATTGCGGATGCTTTCAAGAAAGAAAACCCGGATGTGACGGATGACGTTGCCCAGAAGTATGCGGAACAGGCTTACGCAAATCAGAAAGCAAAGATTGAAGCCGACAACAGAGCCAGAACACAGCAGGCTGAGAGTGACCGTAATCAGGCACTCATCAAAGAAGTACAGGCTTTCAATGAACACTTTCCTGATGTGAAGATAGAAGATCTTCCAGCCGAAGTGATTGACGATATCAATGCCGGCACCAAACTTGAAACCGCATATCTCAGGTACCAGAACAGAGAGCTTCAGAAGAGGCTTTCCAACAGCGAAACGAATGCAAAAAACAAACAGAAGAATATCGGTTCCGCTTCAGACAACATGGGCGGATCCGGAGAAGAAGATCCTTTCCTGAAGGGTCTTTTTGGTTAAGGAGATATTATGGCTAACCAGACAAATAACTACGCAGCAAAATATGCCGATCAGCTTGAACAGGCTTATCTCAGAAGCTCTGTAATCGCAGGCAAGACAAATACGGAATATGAATTCACTGGTGTAAACACAATTCACATCTATTCCGCAGTCACACAGCCTCTCGGCAACTATGCAAGAACCGGTACATGGAGATACGGCGGTGAACCGAACGAACTGCTGACAGACGTTCAGGATCTCGTTCTGAGTCAGGACAAGGCATTCTCCATGTCTATCGACAAAGGCAACTACAAAGATACAAACCTCGTCCTCAGAACAGGTCGTGTCGTTAAGCAGCAGATCGGTGAACAGGTCACTCCGTTCTTCGACAAGTATGCTCTGAACAAGTGGGGTACAGACGCAACAGTCCTCACAGTAGCATCTCCGACAAAGGCAAATGTCGTTGATATGTTTGTAGATGCACGGAAAAACTTTGTTAATAACAACATTCAGATGAGTGATTCCTGCTATGCCTACATTCCGGCAACAACTTATGCATACCTGCTTCAGAATCCGGAATTCATTTCCGTTGAGAAGCTGGGCGAAAAGCATCTGAGCAACGGTGTTGTCGGTAAGGTCGCCAACTGGACACTGGTCGAAGTACCGGATTCCTACCTGCCGAACGGAGTATTTGCTCTCTTCACTCACAAGGACAAGGTTCTTGCTCCGACAAAGATTGCCGAGCTGAAGACTTACAATGACGTTCCCGGTCTGTCAGGTGCCTTGATCGAGGGCAGATACTATGGAGACGCCTTCGTTCTGAAGACTCTGGTCAACAGCACGACATACAATTCCAATGCTAAAGCCGGTTCCGGAACATTCCAGACAATCGGCGTACTCGCAGCCAAGGCTTCTTCCTAATTAAAAATGAGAACCGCAAGGTTCTCTGAAAGGAGATCATTATGACAGTTAAAGAATTATACGAACTGGCGAAAGCTCTGATGTTCGAAAAGAAAACGTCACGTGACTATGACGATTATTACATTCCGTGGATCAATGTTCTTCTTTCAGAGAATTTTGACCTTGAAAATTCCCTCCTGCTGGCCGAAGGTGAGGACGAACTGGATGAAATTCCGAGTGTTGAATTCGACACTGACGAACTTCCATATCATGACCGGATAAACCGGGAAGTCCTCCCTTACGGTCTGGCAGCACATTTCTTCATTGATGACGATCTGAGCAAGTACGACATCTTCTACCGCAACTACCAGAACGCACGTATGGCTTATATGAGAGGGAATGAAGAGAGTATTGAAGATGCGTATGGAGGTTGGTAATGCCTATTATTGCACAGCAGTCTCACGCAGCTGCCGAGTATAAACTACTGGCACTGAACAAGCCCGGATCAGGCGGTCTGAACCTTCAGGATCTTGATTACACTCTGCCTCTGTCTCAGTCACCGAAGATGCTGAACATGATGTATAAGAACGGTGTCTTCGGGAAACGCTACGGTCAGACTGAAGTGTTTGACTTTGGCTCTGAGATCATGGCAATGGCAAAGTACAAGGGTGATTTATACGTTCAGACCTCATCCGGAATCTACAAATATGACGGGACAAGAACCGTCGTCTACAACGGTACCCTCAAGAAGGGTATTTTCTTTTCGTTTAACAAGTTACTGTATTTCCTCAACGAGGATAAATACCTTCAGTATGACGGAGAGACATGTTCAGAGGTTGAACCGTACGCTCCGGATGTCTGCATCAACCGCAAACCGGACGGGTCTTATTCTGATCTGATCGAAAACTACAATCGTTTGGGAACATCGTTCAAGAACACGTTCAACGGGGACGGCACATCAACAGCCTACCATCTGACGATGACGAAGCTCAATTCTTCCAAGCCTGTTAAGGTCGTGGTAGGTAACGCTGAGAAGACGATCGGCACAGACTTCACGGTCAACTACAACACAGGCGTGGTCACCTTCACGCAGGCTCCTGGTTCCGGTCAGAACAATGTTGTTATCACAGCAAACATGGCTGATTCCGAAGCTGAGAAGTACACCGGTTCAATCATGAAATGCAAGTACGCTCTTGCTTACGGCGGAAATAATTCCTCTCATCTGTTTCTGGCCGGCAATGGCACAAGCCAGTTTTACTACTCGGGAACGTATGACGCATCGTACTTCCCTGAACAGGCGAACATGACCATCGGCTCGACCGAGGATGACATCACAGGTTTTGGTCTTCAGTACAACGTGCTGATCGTGTTTAAACCGACAGAGATTTATTCGATAAGTTACAACTTCGGAGAGGATACATCAGGCACAAAGTCAGTGTTCCTGTCGAGTATGCCGGTCAACAACGAGATCGGATGCGACATGCCTGGAACAATCCAGTACATTGATAACCGTCTTACATGGGGATCAAAGGAATTCGGAATCTGTACTCTGTGTTCAACAGTCATCCTTGACGAAAGAAATGTCCGGGTGGTGTCAAGAAACATCAACGGCGGTGAAAGAGCGAACGGTCTGCTTCAGGAGGACAATCTTGATACATGCCTCGCTGCCGATTATGACGGAAAGTACATGCTGTTTATAAACCGTGATGCCTACATGTGGGATTACGCAAACGCTCCGTTCTCCGACTCCAACAAGTACTCAGCAGACGAAATGGCGAAAGCAACGTCATGGTACAAATGGGATGAGATCGGACATAACTCACCTGTGACATGTTGGGTTCAGCTGGACAGGAAGTTTTATTTCGGGTCTGGTAATTACCTCTGCCAGTTTGACAATTCTCTGAATGACTTCGGTGAAGCGATTCACGCAGTCTTCCAGACACCGATGTTTGACTTCTATGCATACGAAAGTCTGAAGACAATCAAGAAGGCATTCTTTGAAGTGCGAGCTGACACGCCGACAATTATTCACATTACATATCTGACGGATGAAGTGCCTGAAGGTGAAACTGATCCTGAAGATATCAACGTTCCCGATAAGCTCTGGTCATCGTTTGAATGGTCTACTTTCGGCTGGAC